GGAACCGTGCCACCCAACCCATCAAGCAACAACTCGCAAGACCTTGTAATCTATGCAGGCGTAGGTGCTGCTAACCTTGAGAACAATGGTAACCTACCTTCGGAAGTAAAGCCAAGCGCACAGACCGATGGTGGCGTAGGCAGTTACTACGATGTCATTCTCTTGGATGGCGAGGACTCACCAAACGAGATAGGGCGTGTACGATACTACGTTATCTGCGAACCCAAGTACGACCCCGTGCAGGTAGCGTTCATCAACCGCTTTGGCGTTGCTGACTTCATCACCTTCTTCAAGCGCAGCGATGAGCGTGGCAACTTCACGCAGGATTCCTACCAAAAGAGCATCTACAACGATGGCTTCACCACCCCTTCATTGGAGGTAGGCAAGTATCAATCCTATAACGTCAACTCTCGCAACACCCTAACTCTAAACACAGGGTTCGTTGACCAAGACTACGATGAAACGATTGAGGACATTCTGATGAGCGAGTATGTTGCGGTCTATACCAATAGTAATTGGGTGAGTGCAGTTCCGAATCGTGGAACCATAGAATATCAAAAGAGCGTGAACACAAAGCTTATCAATTACACAATGTCCTTTGACTTCGGATTTGATGAGCGCAGTTTGGTACGATGAACAAGGTTGATATTTACGTCAATGGCTTTCGCCTTGACATATTTGATGATGAGGAGATCAGCATCAACTTATCGGTGCAGAACGTGCAGGACATCTCAAAGGTGTTCACGGACTTCACGCAGGGCTTTACCATTCCTGCAAGCCCACGAAACAACGAGATACTTCAGCACTACTACAACGCCAATATCACGGAGTCGCTAATCACTACCGAGACAGGCGGTAGCCCCGTATGGAATAGCATAGGCATCACTTGGAATACTTTTAACACAACTTGGAACTCAGGCGCAAGTACTACAAGTGTAGTCAATACTTTTGACGGAAGGCTACGACAAGAAGCAAGAATTGAAATAAACTCCTTGCCCTTCCGCACAGGGGTGATAGAGGTAGAGAACGTGCAGCTAAAAGGCACAGAGCCGTATGCTTACACGCTGACGTTCTATGGGGATGTGGTAACGCTTACGGACTTGTTTGGCGAGGACTATCTGTACGACCTTGACTTTGCAGAATTAAACCACGAATACACCGATACTGCGGTATTTGACAGACTTACTACCGATAACTTTGCTCCGTTGTTTTATCCGCTATGCAGCCCTGTAAAGAATTGGGTTTATGACTCTGACTCCTCCAACCACGATGACACAAACATCGCCTTTCACAATGCCAACGAAGAACACGGCATACACTACTATGAGTTAAAGCCTGCGCTAAAGGTTACTGCTATCCTTGATGCTATGGAGCAGAAGTACGGCATCACGTTTACGGGTGCGTTCTTGAGTGCTACTCCGTTTGTTGATTTGTCGTTATGGCTGCACCGCTACGAAGGGTACCTATTTGCAGGAGGTAACGACATAGAATGGCAGCTCATAAACTTCAATGCTATCAATTCGGGGACTGCTTTTAATTTGAGTACCGATACTTGGACTGTTGCCACCACCGCAAACTTCTATGAAGTTAATGTTGTTATTGAGGATGTCAGCGAGAACTACGAGCTTGGCTTATTTTCAAACGGGGTATTTTATGGCTCTTTATTTACACAAGCCCACCCATCAAGTTCAGTTAGTCATAGCATCCCCTACTTCTCTGACGGCATTGGCAGCACGGTGCAGTTGTACATAAGGCCGCAGCAACCTTTGTCTATGACTTATCAAGTTACAGAGTATTCAGCGAATAGACCTGCTACGGCAGACGAGTTCTCGGTAGACCAAACGCTATTCGCAACTTACTCCTTTCAGTTGGTGGTGCAAGATATAATGCCCGAAATAAAGGTCAAAGACTTTTTGGCAGGGATTCTGAAAATGTACAATATGGTAATCATACCAACCACTTCTACGAGCTTCTTGCTTCAGCCGTTGAATGATTGGTACGCAGCAGGAAGCGACAAAGATTACCAAGACTATTTAGACATAACCGAGTATGTGGTGAACCGCCCACCCCTATACAGGGAGATTGAATTTAAGTACCAAGAGACAGAGCAGATACTTGGCTTCCAATACCAACAAACAAACAACGTAGGCTTTGGGGATTTGAATAACACCTTTAGTTTTGATGGCGATGAGTTTATTGTAGAAGTGCCGTTTGAATGCCCCTTGTTTGAAAGGCTGACAGACCAAGACACGAGCGCATTGACTAACGTACTTGTGTACAAAAGCATAACAAGCGAAGCAAACGAAGATGGCACATTCAACCCGTATTTAGGCGCACCTATTTTGTTTTATGGGTACTTTGATGACTACACCCTAACTCCAAACCCTGTTGCGTTTGTAAACTCTGATGACACCACAAGCGAGGAGGTCACCATTGCGTGGTATGCGAATACTTCCAACCGCTACTCAAGCGCAGCAGCATCACACACTATCACCTTTGGAGCAGACATAGACCCATACCACCTGCAATCGGTAAACCAAAGCCTCTACAACAACGAGTGGAGCGACTACATTACCGACCTATACGCCAAAAGTCGCAGGTTGTACAACGTAGAAGCCGTGCTACCCATCGGCAAGATTATCACGCTGAACCTTCAGAATGCAATCATTTGGAACAACACCAAGTACCTAATCAACAACGTCAGCCTAAATATGACCACAGGCAAAGCAACATTCGAACTCCTTAACGTAGTATGAAGCCCACCTATTTAAGTTATTTGATAGAACTGCTGCAAGCAAGTGACTATCGCAACGTCTCCGAAACTATTGATATAGCAAAGGGAAAGAACGCAATACCACGAACTTGGAAGGAGTTCCTAAAACGTAGATAATGGCAGTAGTAGAAGAAATTCGTATTGAAGGAGATACTTCGGGCTTTCAGAAGCAGATTGATGCGCTTAATAAAAAGATTGAGGAGCTTGAGAAGAATCTTGGTGGCGTACAGAAGGAAGCTGCTGACGTAGGCAAGGAGGCCAAAAAGACGGGCGGTATCATCAACAAGGCATTTGACGGCCTAAAGAAAGTTGTTACTGCACCCTTTGAGCTTGCAAAGAGAGCAGCAAGCGGATTAGGAAACCTACTCAAAGGCGGTCTTGGTCTTGGCCTTCTTGTTGGCGTAGTAGATAAACTATCGGAGGCTTTTCAAAGCAACCAAAAGGTAGTAGATGCAGTCAACAAGGTGATGACTACCTTGAGCATTATCTTCAGTCAGATAACCGAAGCAATCTTTGGTGCGGTAGAGGAGCAGAGCAAACTCAACGGAGGCTTTGATGCCACGAAGAAGGTACTCGGTGGCTTGATTAGCGGAGTGCTTAATGTATTTGTAGGCATCATACAGGGCATCCAATTAGCGGTGCTTGAAACGCAGCTTGCTTGGGAGAAGTCCTTTTTTGGAGATAAGGATGCAACACGCATCAAAGAACTAAACAAGGAGATAGCCCTCACTCGTGAGGAGTTGACCAAGACGGGAGAGAACCTTTTGGAGAGTGGCAAGATGGTCATCAATAACCTTGCAGAAGCAGCAAGCGAGGTAGCAAAGACCGTTGTAGCAGTTTCTAAGAGCGTTGTAAAGGCGGTGCAGGAGTTGGATATAGACAAGGCCACAAGCGATGCAGAGAAATTGGTCGCGTTACGAAAGGCCGCAGCACTTGCTGATGTAGAACGGCAAAGGATTCAGCTTGAGTTCCAAGCAGGCCAAGAGAAGCTGCGGCAGTTGCGTGATGATGAAAATACATCTATTGACGTAAGGCTGCAAAAAAACGCAGAGCTACTTGACTCTTTTAAGAAACAAGCAGCGTTAGAAGAACAACAAATACAGAAAAAGATTGATTTAGCTCAAGCCGAGTTAGCAATCATAGATAGTGCGGAGAATGCAGTTGCGTTAGCACAAGCAAAGTTAGAGCTAACTGATTTGACAGAAAGGCTACTTGGTCAAGAGTCTGAAGCCCTTGCAAACCAAAACTCACTTCTTCGTGAGCAGTTAGACATTACCAAGAGCATCGGTGAGACCGACCAAGAGATATTCGAGATTCAGCAGAACGCTCAACTTGAACTCATAGATGATGCGGTAGCAAGAGCCGAGAAAGAAATAGAGATAGCACAAAATGTCTTTAACCGAAAGAAGGCATTGCTTGAGCAAGAGGTAGCTGCTACAAAGGCAGGAACCGCAGCTCGTGCAGAGGCAGAGAATGCTCTAAAGTTATTTGAAGCGGAGAACGCAGCAGGGCGTTTGGCTTTGGAGAAGAACTTGCAGCAGGCGAAGTTAGATGCTATCAAAGGCGCACTAAACGGAATCGCACAACTCGTAGGTGAGAATACGCTGCTTGGTAAAGGCATCGCGTTAGCGCAGGTAGCCATTGACACCTATACGGGAGCTACAAAGGCTCTCGCGCAGGGTGGTGTATTTGGTTACATAGGAGCCGCAGGAATTGTTGCAACAGGTATTGCAAACGCAAGGAAGATAACCGCTACGCAAGTGCCTACCGAGTCAGGCGGTGGTGGTGGAAGCAGCCCTGCCATAACAAACACGCTCTCGCAGCCCTCAACCCCTGCGCAGTTTAACATCGTAGGGCAGTCTAACCTTAACCAACTTGCACAAAGCATAGGTGGTCAGTTTCAGCAGCCCATCCGTGCATACGTTGTGGGTGGTGATGTAACGACCTCACAACAACTACAACGCCAAAGAGTAAGAACCGCAACATTCGGATGATGAAACTAATTGAACTTATACTTGATGAATCAATGCTGCTAACTGGCATTGATGCAATCTCCCTTGTAGAATACCCTGCTATTGAGGAGGACTTTATTGCCCTCAACTCACAACGTATTGAGTTTGCTACTCAGAGCGATGAGAAGCGCATTCTTATGGGAGCAGCACTCGTGCCAAACAAACCCATCTACCGAGCAGAGGGACAAGAGGAGTTCTACGTTTACTTCAGCGAAGCCACGATCAGAAAAGCAAGCGAGATGTTCTTTCAGAAGTCCAAGCAGAACAACGCTACCCTTGAACACGAGGTAGGCATCAACGGCCTCACGGTTGTAGAGTCGTGGATCATTGAGGATGAGATACACGACAAGAGCAAGAAGTATGGCTTTGATTTGCCCGTAGGCACTTGGATGGTATCTATGAAAGTCAACAACCCCGAAATTTGGACAAACTTTGTCAAGACAGGAAAGGTCAAAGGCTTCTCTATTGAGGGCTACTTCGTGGACAAGCTAAACCTTGCCAAGCAAGAGATGGCGCAGATAGAGGAGCAGGAAGCAGCGTTGATGCTTGCGCAGATTGTCGCTATCATAAAAAGAGATGGTCGTAAGAAGTCGGGAACACGCACCGAGATGGAGTCGTTCTCTGACTACCCCGATGCGGTAAAGAACAACGCCAAGCGTGGCATTGAACTAAACGAGAAGAACGGCAACAAGTGTGCAACGCCTGTCGGTAAGGTAAGAGCGCAGCAGCTCGCACAAGGCAAGCCCGTATCTGTTGAGACCATTACACGGATGTACTCGTACTTATCGCGAGCCGAAGAATACTACGATGAGAACGACACGCAAGCCTGCGGCACAATATCGTTCCTTCTATGGGGCGGTCTTGCAGGTAAGCGTTGGGCAGAATCCAAACTAAAAGAACTTGGCAATGTATAGACCAATGAAACTGCCCGTTGCTTCACCGAGAGGTGGCAGGCGGGGATGCTTGTGTAAAGACAACACCTACAAGTCTAACTGCTGCGATGGCTCTCTTGCAGCGCAAGGTATAGGCTCGTTAGTGGGTCAAGGCACAAGCGTAAGGATACGAGGCGAGGAGTGGCAGACCATCAATACCCTATGGGAGTCAACAAATACTCTATGGCAAGACCTCTAAAAATGTTACAAATAATCAAAACCCCTTTAATTAGTTAGATATGAAAGCAAACAATATCCTAAACCGCATCCTTGCCGAACTGTCCTCCATCCGTGAGGTTAAGTTTGAGCAGATGACACTTGAGAACGGAGCCGTTCTTGAGGCAGAATCATTTGAAGCAGGTAACGAAGTCTTTGTCATTAGTGGCGATGACCGAGTGGCTGCTCCTGTTGGCGAACACCTCCTTGAAGATGGTCGTGTACTCGTTATCACCGAAGAAGGCGTAATCGCTGAAATTAAAGAAGCTGCTGCCGAAGCAGAGGAAGTAGAAGTTGAGGTTGAGGCCGCAGTATCTACCGAACTTGCAGAGGAAGTAGAAGAAGCCCCTGCGGTTGTTGCAATCATCGAGAAGGTTCTCGAGGAGATTGCAATGATGCGCGAGGAGATGAAAGGAATGCGTGAGGAGATGGGCGGCTACGCCAAGAAGGAGGAGATGTCAGCTATCAAGGCTGAACTATCTGCCGCACCTGCTGCGAAGCCCATCAAACATAATCCCGAAACAAAGCAAGTCCAAAAGATGAGTTCTAACCGCCCCGAAAGAGCGATTGACCGAGTCCTTGCACGAATCAACAGTTAATAAATAAAAAAATGGCTACAACTACTTCAATCACAACAAACTACGCAGGAGCGTTTGCAAGCAAGTATATCTCTGCTGCACTTCTTTCTGCTAACACGCTTGACAAAGGTCTCATCGAGATTCTTCCAAACGTAAACTACCGCACCACCCTTCAGAAGGTGAACACAAACGACATCGTAAAAGATGCAACTTGTGATTTTGATGCAACTTCTACCTTGACTTTGACCGACCGCGTTCTTGAGGTTGAGCCATTCCAAGTGAACTTGCAACTTTGCAAGAAGGACTACTACGATTCTTGGATTGGTGGTCAGATGGGCTTCTCTGCCTACGATAGCATCCCTGCTTCTTTTGCTGACTTCCTTATCGCCCACGTTGCCGCAAAGACCTCACAGAAGATTGAGCAGAACATTTGGAACGGAACTGCTGCTTCAGCAGGTGAGTTCAGCGGATTCCTTTCTTTGATGACTGCCGACTCTGACGTTATTGACGTAACCGCTACCACCGTGACTGCTGCTAACGTAATCACGGAGCTTGGTAAAGTTGCTGATGCTATCCCTTCTGCCCTTTACGGAAAAGAAGACCTGCAAATCTTTGTCCCACAAAACGTAGCGAAGGCTTATGTACGCGCTCTTGGTGGATTCGGAACTTCAGGTCTTGGAGCCAACGGTGTTGACAACAAAGGCACAATGTGGTATGGTCAAGGAGATTTGTTCTTTGACGGCATCAAGGTTGTTATGTGTAACGGTCTTCCTTCTAACAAGATGGTCGCTGCTCAAGCAAGCAATATGTTCTTCGGAACAGGTCTTTTGAACGAGCGCAACGAAGTTCGTGTACTTGATATGGCTGACCTTGACGGTTCAGACAACATCCGCGTAATCCTTCGCTTCTTCGCAGGAGTTCAGTACGGAATCGGAGCTGACGTAGTCCTTTACTCTTAATCCGAGTTAATGTAAATCAAGAGGGGGCTTGGGCTATGTCCTCGCCCTCTTTTTTAATTCTAATAAAACAAAGAAACAATGGCTTGTGATTTAACAAAAGGCAGGGCGGTACCCTGTAAAGACGTAGTAGGTGGCATTTATGCCGTGTACTTTGTAGACTTCGGTGACTTGGGTACTGTTACCCTCACCAACGATGAGATTACCAACATCAGTGGTACTTTCTCTGCTTACCAATACCTTGTGAAAGGCAATAGCTCTTTTGAGCAAACCTTTAACTCAAGCCGTGAGAATGGTACAACCTTCTTCACGCAGACTTTGAATCTTACGTTGACCAAACTCACAAAGGAGGACAACAAAGAATTAAAGCTGCTTGCTTATGGTCGGCCTTACGTGGTCGTTCAAGACTACAACGGCAACGCCTTTATGATGGGTCTGAACTACGGAGCCGAAGTAACAGGTGGAACGATTGTAACGGGTGCTGCTATGGGTGACCTCTCGGGCTATACTTTGACAATGGAGGGACAGGAGCAACTTCCTGCTAACTTCATCGCAGGTGCTACCGTTGCCAATCCATTCGCAGGACTTGCAGGTGCAGTTGAAACGATTGTAGTGGGTTCTAACTCGTAAATGAATTAGGGGGGCGAAAGCCCCCTTATATTTACACAATGAGTACACTCAACAATATATTCGCCAAGTTCTCGGCTAAAGAGCCGATGAAGGTTGAATTGTCTTTGATTAACGATGTTAAGTCAAAGGCGCAAGAGATGCGGAAGTTAGAGAGTGATGTGAATTCATTTTTGTCAGAGTTCCAAAGATTGATAAATGACCTAAACGCTAAAATTTCAGAAGGTCAAAAGTATCAGCAGCGAGCTAATGCTTTAACAACCGAAGGCGTTAAACTTGTTTCTAATGCTTCAAAAGCTATTCAAGAACTTGGGCTGCAGGTAAATGATAGTCCTGAAATAGTTGAACTGTTTAATTTGAACAGGACTCTGACAGAACGAGTTTTTTCTATTGGTGAGCAATTCTCAAAAATCAAAAAACCATAAAATGAGTAAGCAAATTTTTTCTAAAATCGCCAAGATTGGCGAGGAAGTACGTGCAGCAGAACCAATGAAAGTTGAGTTTAACGCATTGGCCGACCTCAAGGGTTACCAATCAACAATTAGGTCAGCATCTGAAAAGGTAAGCGGTCAACTTAATGCCGCCATTACATCTCTCGTTGCTGCTCAAAAGGTAGCCGAAACTGCTCTTGCTGAAGCTCGCAAGGCTCAAGCAATGGCTAAAGAACTTGGTGTTGATGAGGGTCAGTTTAACGGATGGGAGAAGCAATTTGTTGCGGCTCGTGATTCTTTTGATTCTGCAAGAGCTGCAATCGTTCGTATTCAGAATAATATCTAATTTTAGCATTGCTAAAAAGGTTAAAGGGGCGTAAGCCCCTTTTCTATTTTCAAACAAATCCAAAGTAAAAGGTTATTTATTTAAGATGCATATCCTTCAAGTATCAGCCTCACCACAAGCCATTGTAATCATACCTCGCACATTCCCTGCGAGCGTTACGATTGCCTTAATTGATGAATCAACAAACACCACCGCAACACCTGCGGTCACGGCTGCCTCTGCTAATGGTTTTATGACCCTCACAGGCACGTTCAGCCTTGTCAACAATAGATTCTATGGCTTAAAGGTATTCGCATCGGGAAATCTAATATATCGGGATAGGGTATTCGTAACTTCGCAAACAGATTACGAGAAATTTACGGTGAACCAAAACGTCTACACCGAAGAAACAAGCTATGACAATGAGTACATCATCATCTAAAGTCCACGTTGTGAACTTCAGTTCCTATACCACACCTGTCGTTAAAGAGGTGCAGGGCAAGGACTATGTAGAATACGGAGACAACAACGACTATTTCGGCTACCTAATTGACAGGTATAACGGCTCACCCACCAACAACGCTATCCTCAACTCTTTGATGGATATGACTTTTGGCAAGGGCTTGGATGCAACGGACTCTGCCAAGAAGCCGAGCGAGTACGCAGCGATGCGTGGCTTGTTTACGAAAGCCTGCTTGCAGAAGGTCGTAGCGGACTATGTGATGATGGGGCAATGCTCCTTTCAGGTCGTGTACTCGCAAGACCACAACACCATCGTAGAGGTGCAGCACATCCCCGTAGAGACGCTACGAGCCGCAAGGTGCAACGAAGATGGTGAGATTGAGGCTTACTACTACGCAAAGGATTGGGAAGACGTAAAAGGCAGGAGAGAGACTGCGGTACGCATCCCTGCATTTGGCAAGAGCCGTGAGGGTTTGGAGATACTTTACATCAAGCCCTACCGAGCAGGATTCTATTACTACTCCCCTGTGGACTATCAAGGTGGCCTTCCATACGCAGAGCTTGAGGAGGAGATTGCAAACTACCACATCAACAACATTCAGAACGGCCTTGCGCCTTCAATGCTTATCAACTTCAACAACGGAGTACCGAGTGAAGAAGAACGCAGGAGCATAGAGCAGCAGATAGCCACGAAGTTTAGCGGCAGCTCAAACTCGGGTAAGTTTATCCTTGCGTTCAATGACAACAAAGACCTTGCAGCAACGGTTGACCCCGTTCAGCTATCGGATGCCGCAGAGCAGTATCAGTTCTTGAGTGCTGAAGCAACGCAGAAGATAATGGTCTCGCATCGTATCGTAAGCCCTATGCTTTTAGGCATCAAGGACAATTCGGGATTAGGCAATAACGCTGATGAACTAAAGACCGCTTCCACGCTTTTGGATAACCTTGTTATTCGCCCCAAGCAGGAGATTATCATTGACGGCATAGATATGATTCTTGCTTACAATGACATCAGCCTAAACTTGTACTTCAAGACCCTTCAGCCTTTAGAGTTTACGGAAGACGTAGTGACTCCTATGGATATGGAGACCCGTGAGGAGGAGACAGGCGTGAAACTTGCCAAGCAAGACAATCGCCCCTTCCTGCGTGATGAGCTTGCAGCAGAGTTGCTAATGAACATTGAAAGTCTTGGCGAAAGCGAGGAGGAGCTGATGCAGGACTTTGACCTAATCACGGCTGACATTGTTGAGGATGAAGGAGCAGAATACGATGTAGAGGCATACCTCAACTCACGCACCGACCTTG